GATCAATCTCCTCTTCAGCAAAATTACAGACAGAACTTCCTTTAGATGCCCAAAAAGGAAGATTACACCAAGGAGACCCATATATACGAATTCCACCAATTTCCATCACCTCGTCACAGAGATAATAAATATTGCTAGGAAGAAGATCACTTATTTCTTTATTACGATTAGACTTATTCATTTCTTCGAGATATTTATCATGGTTTCCAGCGATAAATATTACATTTTTTGCCTTATCCTTTAGAAGGATTAATTGTAGAATAAAAGTTTCGCTAAACCAATTCCGTTGAAGATAAAAGCTATGAGATAATCTTATGGGAGAAATATCTCCTGCAATAAGAAGTAAATCACACTCAGGTATCTTGTTTATAAAATCAGATCCATGAGTATCAGATATGGCTACAATTTTCACTTCATGATCTTTCTACTCTGCATGTTTTACACAAATAACTTATCCAGCCCTTCGTTGGCCGAATATCCTCTGTCGATCCGCATATTTCACAGACAGTATAGCACTTCTTCTCTGCCTCTGCAATGAATTTCTCTATCTGCTCATCATAATAATTGGTATAGAATCTAAGTCTCCCAAACTTCTCTTTGACCTGTACAGCTTCTATTTGTTCTATCTTTTGCTCATCTATATATTTCTGTATGATAGAACAAAGTTCATCAATAAATGGATACCAACCATCTCCACATGCAATACCCCAGCACATACAAGTTTCATGCATACCAAGATCTTTCTGTCTAAAAATCTTTGGGTATTTATCAAATAATTGTTTTTCTAGTTCTTCTTTCATAGGAATCTTAACCACCTTTCTATTTTATATGAACAGGGTAATTTTATCTTATATATCATCTTTCTCCATGTCCTGAAAATAAATGATATTATATTATCATAGTATCTAAACCCATATTTGTAAAACCATTGATTTTTAAATATACGTTCATGTTCTGATAGTTGTTTAAATTTTTCTGTTGATTCTTTTCTATCTGAATTGTCTGTAGCTTTAAATTCTACTAACTTTATCTTAATGAGTTTGCCATCTTCAAATAAAGTCGAGTATTCAATCCAATAATCATTAGAATATAAATCATTCATGATACCATCATAGAAAGTTATAGATCCCATAAAATCCTTCATAGGTTCCCATCTTTCATTAGTGCGAGTAAATGATCCAATAATACGATCTATCCCAGTTTTGTTCTTATTCTCTTCGTTCACTTCTAAATTATATTTTTCAACCCATAGAGTTCCATCTTCTCGAATTTCATATAAGTCCAATAAATCATCCAAATCCTTAGTTTGAAATCTAAACTTAGTAAAATCGTAATCTTTCATCTCCATAAGATCACTAGGTCTAGGTAGAGGATACTCACAGTTAATATAGTCAAACATTCCCATAATATTTCTTTTCTTCACATATCTTACCATATCTATTGAATAAATCAAGAAAAATATATAAATATTTATACGACCTACCAAAATTAGTAACCATACCGTTTGGTTCCTACCGTAGTAGAGACTTGAGGAGGTATTATGAGCAATCGTTTTCACAATAAGTGGCATCGCCACAATCACAGTACATTACCCGTAGCCGGAGAAGCAGATTCTAGTCATGATCCAATTGCAAGCCCATCAGATCCATTCTTGGGATCGTTTTGTATATCTGGACAATTGAGTTCAACTAGTATATCTACCGATCATATAACAACAAATACACTAACCGTAGATATATTATCTACAGCAAATATATTAGTAGATACCCTAACATCAACTAGTCGGATATTTTTAGCAAGTGGGTCTGCAAGTGCGCCTAGTCTTACATTCTCGAATAAACCTAATTGGGGATTTTTCGATAAAGATTCAATATCTATTGGTTTAGCTACAAACGGTAATAGTAATTTTGTATTTTCACAAAATAGTGATTTTACTCTTAATACATCAACAAATAGTATAATATTTGGTACTGGTGATTCTACAACACCAAGATTGATACGTTCTTCTAATAATTTACTTAATTTTGTTAATACTAATATAGCATCTACTAGCAGCATAAGTGCTAATGGAATAAGCACCTTTGGTAATATTGGAGTATATGCAAAAGGTAATACTATCGGTGTCTATGCCAGTTCCCCATCTAATTATATGGGCAGTATTTCATCAAATGGTATTACTACTATAATATCAGCTTATCCAGATTTTAATAAACCCACTATATATGCTGATGGTAATGCTGTATTTGTAAATGCTTTATCTGCTGGTTCTATTTGGACAAATGTAATAGTTGCAGCTTCTTCGATTTCAAATGTCTTTAGTACAACTACAAACCTATTAACCAGTTTTCTATTAAGTGGTAATGATGTAAGTCTAGAACCACCTGTAGTTGCTCCAAATCCATATACACAAACTGTATTTGTATTATCCGGTGCTGGGATATATGGGTTCAATTGGGGACAGTTCAATGGAAGCGTTAAAGTCAATAACAACTTATCTGCTAATAACATATATTCAAATAATTCATTATTGCCAAACGTAACATCTACTAATATAGTTGCTAGTTATATATCGGCTAATAGAGAATTGTTAAATTCATTGACTGCTACCAATTCAATATTAGGATATATATCTTCTAATGAAATATTAACTAATAGATTATCTTCAACTTATGCCTTTTTGAATTATATATCCGCAAGTCAACTATTAATTGGAACATTGACCGCAGATCAAATGCTAATAGGAACGCTAACCGCAAATCAAATGGTACTTAATAATTTGAATGTTAGTAGTATACATGTTAATAATAACGGTTGTGTGTTTACAAATAATATTAGTAGCAATACTGCTGGATATTCGGGTATTAATATTTGGAATAATATAAATCTAAACAACTATAGCGTTTCTGGTATTAATAATGGTGGTATACGCTTCCAAAATGGAATGGCAATAACTAGTGATAATACGGCAAGAATCCGATTGAGTGCATATAGTGTAGCTGAAGGAAATACTACAGTAGCATCTGGGTTAGCTAGTCATGCTGAAGGACAGGGAACCATAGCATCGGGTATTAATTCTCACGCAGAAGGGAATTCTACTACTGCTAGTACAAATAATAATAGTCATGCTGAAGGAAATTCAACATTTGCAACTGGAGAAAATAGCCATGCTGAAGGATTATCAACACAGGCAACCGGAATAAACAGCCATGCTGAAGGATCTCATACCACAGCCAGTGGTTCACATAGCCATGCAGAAGGGTATTATACTGTCGCATCTGGAGATATGAGTCATGCCGCAGGAAGACATGCTACTGCCGATCAAACCCGAACATGGGTATGGTCTTCATATCCTGCCCCAGTTCGTCCAACAACTACTGGTCAGTTTATGGTTAGTGGAATAAATGGTGCAGTATTGGGAAATGGTGTAACACTAGATGGTGCGCTAATATTATCTAATATAGCATCAGGTGGAGTTATAGCTGGTATTGGAAGTGCCGGAAGTATAAAAGTACTTATAAATGGAGTTCAACGCAAAATTCCATATTACTAATCAGGCAAGGAACCTATAGTTCCTTTCGTCCAGAAAGCTCGAATGGAAGAAATTTCATCATTTTGAGCAACTATAGTCAATAATCCAACTAATATTAACAAAGCAGACCACACTGCCAATACCGCATAATATTGTCTTATGGGTGTCTTGAAATATGCCATTCCAATAGCTACGCATTTGTGACAAGGTGATAGTAGATATCCAGCAAACTCTAGTGCGAATATATAGGTGAAATATGGTAATCCGAATATGCTAGTAAGCAATGCGGTCATGCCAGCAAATTTAGAAGAACTTCCCATAATAAATGATCCAGTAAATGCAATTAGAGATACTATAGCAAAATTATATTCGTGGGCAGATTTTTCGATATATCCTTTTATACTTCCTGCGTTTTCCTTTATAAAATTACCAGCTAATATAATAGCTAACACAAAAACAACTGTACTCCAATTAATCCATGTATACCAAGGCTTCTTTTCTTTATTTATATCACCACGATCATCTATACTTTTTACAACCACATCATCAGGATCAAGTGACCAAATATATCCGATTAGAAATAATAAAGATAATACTAAAAGAGGAGCTGTGTACGCCAACACACTCCAATAACTCAACTTCAGTACTGCCATCGGAATTAACACAGTCTTCTCTAAAGGACTCCACAAGTAATAATGGTGTGTTGCCAGATAATCAATAATACCAAACTTAGCCCTTTTCTTAGGATCATCTGGTGCAATTGTATCTAATAGTCCAGCCGATATAATAACTCTTCCGGGGATAGGTAAAATACCACCAATAAACGAAAGAAGAGCCACTAATACTTTTTGATTCTTTATACGTTTAATCAGATAATTATAAACTGGGATAAACAGATTATACCGTTTAACAAATCCAGAAATAAGCATTACACCAATTAATACAAGAACATACCACCATTCGCTTAAAAGATACATATAATTTTGCATCTCTATAATATACTCCAATTGTTAATCATTTGCAATAGAACATTTTCACATTCGTATAATTTTTTTATTACTCTATTATATACTTCAGCCGCATTAATTTCATTAAGACCAACGTATATAGTATCTTTTGTATATGGTAGTGATTTGTATTCGGAAAGAGTATATGTTCTAACTATAGGTTTAAGATATTCATATACTACTGTTTTATCAACTAAGCGACCAAAACTATATAGCCAGTCTCTTTCACAATGATTAAACTCATCTGGAGCAACTTGAGAAGAAATAACGGATGTATGAGTTATATTTCTAACAGTCTGATATCCAAATTTTCCTATTAAGCTTTGACGGAATATTTCAATATTATCATATAAACGTTGGAAACATCTATTGATTACCCAATCCTGCACATATTCATCCTTATTTACTAAAAGATTTTCAAGTGGCCATGTTACATCAGTTGTATCCAACTTCAGAGAAACTATAGATAATTGATCAACATATTTCAGAATATGGTTTTTATTTATAATATACAAATTTCTATATTCATCATGAAACACATTACGGTAGTCTTTGGTATAGTCGTTGAAATCTCCTTCAGCAATAATACCCGCAGTTTCACCGGAGTCAGTAAACTTGACAACATAACCAGAATATACGATATATACGAATCCACCATCACGACAGTTCTTTAATTTCAATCCGCCTTCTGGTATTGTATATACTGCTATAAAAGTTAATCTTGAATCGAATTTTACTATCTGAGTATTAGTTAGCACATATACGTTTTCATCTTTATCAGTAACAATACTTATCGGTTTTTGATTATCATTAAAATATGTCGAAGTTAAAGTATTAAGCCAACTTCCAGTTCTAGTATATTTTTTAACACATTTATTATCAGTATCAGCTATCCATAATACATCTTTATCATCCATATATAAATCACTAGGACTATTGAATTTGTTTTTAGCACCTGCTCCTCCTAACCCACCCCACTCATATAACAATATCCAAGATTGAGTATTGGGTCTATATTCAAATACTATAACTCTATTTTTACTTCCTTTAGCCATATCGTTTGAATCATAAGAGTCTAAAAGATAAATTCTTCCTTCGCTATCTAATTTTATAGATCTTATATTAATAAAATCATCACCAATAGTCTTATAGTTTCTACTGCTTATTGGTGTTCCCCATAGATCTCCAGAAAGAATATGAACGATAGTTCCATCAGAAACATACATTACATTTTTTATAATAAAACAGCTTTGTAAATTAGTGAACATGTGATCAATGGCTTTATCTGGATTTTCGTATCCATAACTATTACGTGGAGTATTAGTATACCATCTAGTTCTTGGTACATTATTATTATAGTACAAGGTTCCATACCATCCAATATAATCAGTCGGTGGAACATCATACAATTGTGACATGTAATTTAAGTATTCTAAATTCTCATTTAATTTTATAACACACGCATTAAATGTATCTTTAACCACCCATTCATTTGGTGCCATTGAACAATCGTTATAATCGTGTGGCATTTCGAGTGAAGTAAAGTCAAAAATTCTAGCTATATTTGGACTATGTTTCAAATATTCTTTCTGTACCGTAACTATATTAGTAAATAGATTTTCTAAAGTGGCAGAAGTTCCATAATAATATATATTTTGTAATCTAATATCATATGTTCCATCTACATTATAGTTAGTTACATATGGAGTATTAGTAGACATAGAAACGGTATTATTGCGATCAGTCCACACAAAGCCATCTATAGAGGTTCCTTCAGAAGAACTAAAATATGGTACTAAATTATCATATTGTACATTTTCTCCTGTAATTACAAATCTATTGGGATTATATATTAGAGGAACTATAGGATAAGCTGATATTATTGTTATGGCATCTCCCATATGGTATAGATTCTCTAGAGTCCAATCACTTGCTGATGGATGTGCGGATAAAACAGTTAAGGTAAACCCAATCTCAGGAACAATACTCATCTCAGAAACTTCATTCTGTGGTAGTCCAAGAAAACTGTCTCCAATATCATCTACATTAATATTCAATTGCGCTGTAGCTATGGTTATGTTATAGTCAGTTGCCGCTTGTTTATGCGACCAGAAATCTGATGTAACATTAAAATAAAATGCATTTCTTCGTCCACCAAACAATGATGATGTGGGCATAGAAGTATATCCACCAGATAGATAGAGTATATTTGGTATAGGAAGTTTCGCATACTTAAAACTATTCATATTTGCGGATATTCCTAGATCATCTGCTCCTATCAGTTGAATATTCTTTCTATGAATTCCTGTTATACTTGCATTGGTAGTATCAGCAAAATTATTAAATGGTATTCCACCTACTGTATCATAATATCTAGACGGCATATCCGAAGATAATGCATTAGTAAACACAGTAGCGCATACACTCATCTCAGATGAATTTGTACCTGTTTTTACTGGTATCCAAGCTGTGGCAGCAGTCGAAAATGCGGTATAGGTTAAACTCGATATTTTATTATCTAGTATATCCCATTTATATGAGGTACCAATTGCATTAGAACTCAAAAAGTAATTTTCTGTATGACCAACACCATAGCCAGTTAATAGATTAGAAGCTGCAAATGGAGATAATATACCTTGATTAGTACCGTATGACGATACCACTCTCTGCCAAGTACTTCCATTCCAGTTAAACTCTGGATATACTTCAAATCCAGAAGCAAGGGGAATAGTTGCGACTACTAGTTGTTTTGGTATTGCTTGTCTAATAAAATATTCTAGATATCCAGCCGCAGAGGTAGATACTGATAAAGTCATAGTACATATACAAGGACTTGCTGTGGCAAATGTATGAACAAATGCGGATGGTGCATTTCCTGTAATGGTATTAAATGGTATGGCAGATACACCATCATCGAATCCAAACTCCATTATTCCAACTGAGCTTGGTGGTATTATCGATGTATTTGATATAGTATAGTAAGTAAGTGCCCCCGATACTGGACGATATATAGTAGTTTGTGTATCTGGTTCATATTGAAATCTAAATTGTGGATTAAATATAGCTTCATCTAACCATTCATTAAAATCAATACTAAAATTATATACATCATAGAAATCGTCCTCTATAGAATCTCCAATTAATGCACATAATTGAAAATTAACTGTACAAATTTTAGGAACAGTAGAAGTTGTATCTGGTGTTATTCTTATAATTAAATTATCAATATTACTTGCTTCTGAAATAAAATCAAAACTATATTGATTTATATCATCAGCATAATTAGCATATACAATGGGATTATCACAACTCCAAACAATAGATTGGTTACTTCCTATATTATGTGCTACGCTATCCGTTATTCCAACTGCCTGTATTGAATACTTGTAAGTATTTTCTTCGTTTTCTAATCTAATAACTCTTGCTGATATGTCTGATGAAGTTTCCAAATATTGATATGGCCTGAAAAATCCAGATACTTTACCAGAGAATGAACATAGAGCATATGTATAGCTATCTGTTAAATCTGAAGTAGCTAATTTAATTATACCTATATTGGATGCCAAATCTACCGTTCCGAATGGATAGGTAGTATTAAATGCTGGATTTCCTTTCAACGCACTCAATGAAGTGTCATTATCAATAGTCCATACTAATGGAGTGTTTGATGGTGCTGGATCATCTAATTTTACTGCACATAGTATGGTACTAGATGTATCCGCAGATAATACATAAACCTGAACACTTGGATTAAGTGTTACCTTTGTGCTTGGTAGATTGAAAAAATAAGACGCAGATAATGGACTATTTTTGAATTGGGTATCTGTAGAGTCTGATGTAACAGTAAAATCTATATCTGTCTCATTGCCTATATATTTAGCTGATAACTGTTTAGCACCAGCACTACCAAGTCCCGAAAAGATAGCTATTCCAGATGGTGAACTATAATTAATCAAATTTTTCCAGTTACCATCCCCAATACTAGCAGATAATCCTGAATATACAGGAGATATGGTCCATTCAACAAAATCATATTTTGTTATATTACTTCGGACATTACTCGAAACTTCACTAAAGTACGTACTTAATACTGCAACCGTATCGGTTAAATTAACTATCGAATTATCTACATATTTAGGCAAAATCACAGCAGTCGCACTTCCAACACCCGGAATATACGAAGATATATAAAAATATTGTATATCGTTAAAAGCAGTTAAATATATACCATTGATATTAGCAGTTGATGCTACTCCCCATGCAAAATTATTATTATTTAGCTTTGTAGCTATTGCAATAGAAGTATCATAATAAATATCAGTTTGTGAATCTGTTGGTATAGTAAACAAATTCCACGCAATATTTTGATTTGTGGGATATCCCTTGGCGGTAATAGTAAATATTACCGATTCTGTTGCAACTAGTTCAACTATTATATCGTATGCCATGTTAATTCCAAATTATTTTAAACAAAGATGTATACAGAGGTGCTATTTTTTGGATAGAATCTCTTATGATATCTTCTATCATGCTCTGTACACTTTTATCTTCTATTTGTAATCCTTTTAAATGTATGTTATAAAATTGTGACTTTTGTCCGGGCATCTTAAACTTAAAGAATCTCACAATCTCTTCAACATAACTCTGAATACCTGATGGCATATTCCACACCAAATCTTTAAAATCGCTTTTAGTAAAGTAGATATGCCGTATATCAGAAATACTTAATATGCTAGTATATATTCTCAAGTCATCAAATTCACCAGCATGATATATTCGATTTATTTTATTTAACTCATCATCTAAAGTATTTATTCGCCCAATATTACTCCCAAGCAACAAAGGAGTTTCATATTTATAGAAAATAGAGGATGATTCTGGAATGGGTTCAGTACGCATTGTGGTATCTGCATATAGACGGATTATATTATAATCAGATCTTGTATCAATAGAAAACGTGAACATATGCCAATCATTATCAGTTAATTCAGAAATGGGAAGAGTTGCTTTATATTTCTGACTAGTAAGCAAATCAGTATCTGTTCTTAAATATACAGAAGCTTCGATTTGAGGAATACCAGAATTTAATTTGGCATAATTAAAATTTCGATGCCATTGATAACCAGCAGCATCTCCCTTTATTGCATCCGTTTGTATACCATTTTGTATGTAGTTAGTATTTGTTTTTCTTTTCAGATTCAATGAAGTATCATACTTATATAGATATTCAGTATTTGGTTGCAATATCCAAATAAAATCTGAATTGTCTCCTTCTCTAAATTCATTAGCAAAAAATAAATTTCTACCAGTTATCGTAGATGATATTGTATCTGGTATAGTTGTAGATATACTCGGTGTATATGTTATCTCTCCCGTAATCTGAACAATAGATTTATCTAGTCTAATTATCTTATTAGAATCAAATAACACCCATGTATAATCTTTAGAACATTTTACATTAGTTGCACTTATACCAGATAATGCTAATATATTTTGGCCATAAGCCGAATAATATACATCACCAGACATATCTATAGTCCAATAAATATTATTATCTGATACACATGCATCCTTTGCATTAAATCCTGTTATACCATTCATATTACATACTAATTTAGATCCATTTATAGCTTTTGTATTTACTAAGTTACCATAGGTATCAAAAGCAGATATAAGTGATTGATTAGCTAATACCCAAATCCAATTATTTTCATCTATGGCTATATCTCTTAATTCGAAAGAGGCAGAAGATGAAAAAGATACAGCGGTATCTATGTTTCCATTATAATCTATTTTATATAAATGTTTTTTTCCTTGGTATACTCCATTATCTAATATCCAAGTATATAATTCAGAGTCAACCAAATATGATACTGGTGCGGGAATTCCAGGTAAACGTAAATCGCGATAAAAATTATCAGTTTGATTGTTAAATATAACATCACCATCTGCGTCTACTAATACATTAAGTGGAGTAAAGAATCCATTATTTACCCCTATACTCCACCCGCCTCTTAATCCATTACTGACGTAGTGATGAGATGCGGGATTTTGCCAATTTATAGATTTAACCCATACACTACATGTTAGTATATCTGTAGTATCAAATGAAGGATCGAATAATATAGAAGCATACTGGTTTATTCCATTTAAATGCAAGATAGAATCTGTCGTACCATCTAATATTACTCCACTAGTTATCATAGAAGAAGTATAGTTTTGCAATATAGCGTTATTTTCATATCCAGATACATCTTCAGATACTTTAGACCAATTATCTATATGTACTTTCAATCCACATATCGTATTAACAATAGATGTATTATTATTGGTTCCTAAATGATCATATCTATATAAAACGCCGGGATCAAAGGTCATCCTTGATGGTTCATCATATATAGCACTGGTATTACACACAAATAAAGATAAGGTAGAATCAAAATGTCCTGGATTATACCATCTATCCATCCAAACTGGAGTAATGGCATGATCCGTATTACTTCCTGACAACCAAGCGCATAACCAAACACCCTTTTGTGCATTTGTTGGTATAGAGTTGCCCCAAGGTTCGTTATTTTTATAATCCGCGCATTTCTTGAATATCTTATCAGCTCTAAATGGCATATATCCAGCAAATGCACCAGACTCCACTAAATCAGTTGCAGATAGATATATCTGAGCAGCAGTGTTTGGATAATGAAAATATGTTGACTTGTCTTCTTTTAGTATCAAGGCAATAGAATCAGAAGTAAATCCTAAGAATGGATTTTCATATCCACCTGCCTGATTTGTTCCGGTGTATATCTTTGTATAGTCTCTTAGAAATATATCGTTTGCTGTATTCATTTTTAACTTACCACAAAGTCACAAGGTGTTGGATTGTATTTGTCTGCCACTATTCCACATCCTATGACATAAGGATCGCAAGAACAATCTAGTTTTAATCTACTGGCCCTGTATTCGTATTCAGGTGTCATTATATTCTTTAGGTTAGCTAGATTCATTGCCATGCCCTTGTTATTAATATTTATTTTAGTATTGTATGGCAAGTCGAATAAATGACTAATAAATACATCCGACACTGATGCTACTTCATATAATTCTACGTCTTTGTTATGTCGTTTATTGCCTAATTCATTATAATACCTAACAAAAGTATGATCCGTAATCAAACCCTCTGGTTTATATGTAAAATTATATCCTACTGCATTGAATAGATAATCATTTTTATAGGTATCACCATAGATATTAAAAGGAAAGAATCCGCATGCCCTCATTCTTCCTTTCTCTGGACCTACTTTACTAAAACTCCAAAATCTTTCTTCATATTCTGGTCCAATATCATCACTAAATGCTAAATTTTCAGTTTTAGTAGAAAAATATATCCTATTTTCATATTCATTCCAATAAAATTCTTGTGTATGTTTATCACCAAAATCTATTTTTTCAGCAAGAACTAAATTAAATGGTGTGATATCTTCTACGGTTACATATAATCCGGGACCATGAAACAAAGAAAAACTTCCATTGTCGTTTAATATAAAACGAAAGAAACTATCATCAGATGATACTGGATTTAGATATAGATTATTTTCTATTACTGTGATATATTGCAGTTCAGTACCAAAATATGGAGTCGCATTAATACTGAACAATAAATATCCACCTTGATCTACATCCGCTAAAGACGTATCTTTTAAAAACTCAAATAATGATTTAGCCTCAGAAAGATACATGATCGTATCTTTATTTGCAGAATAATCTATATTATTTTGAAATGCCTCTTGTGAAAATACACTATAGCCATCAGTCCACTTAATATGGGTATTGTTTAATTTTATATGGTCATCGTGTGGGTAATATGCTGATATCGGAACCCAAGATGATGCAGATACTGGAATCATATTAGACATTATTCAATTCCCCTGTCAACACTACCGTATATGTAGTATTATTCTTTTCACCTTCGATAATATAGATAAGATTTCCGGCATCGTCAAATCTACTTCCTATCAACTTTTTAGTATCTACCTGTGATATACTAATCTCTGGTAATATAGGTGCTACTAGTTTATCAATACTATAACACTCAATCATAGAATTAGTATTACATGCATATGTAGATATATTTATGCTGAATGACTGTGCTGAATCTGTTTTATTAGTATATACGTGAGGAACTACTGCTGTTCTTGGATCGCTAGTATCCTCCGATAGTATTACCGTATTACGTACAGAAAGTCCCTGTGTAGTTTTTTCTGTTTTTGGGTATCTTGTTATTCGCTCTATTGTCCCATCACCAAAATCCCAATCAATCCGACATATAGGGAAAGATCCCAATTTTATATTATTAGCATTAAAATATGCAGTCACTGGAGATACACCACCAACACCACTAGCAACATTAGTAAATCCTGTGAGAGGATCTAAACTTGAATATATAGGATCATTACAACTTGGTAAAATTTCTTCTACATATACATAAAACTTTCTTCCTGTATCAACACTTCCTATATATCTTGAACATATATCTGAAGTTTGTGTACAACTAGCTTTAACAGTTAATGATACATCATAGGTTCCGGGCATTATATAAGTATGTGTCGCCAAGTGTCCATCTTTTGGAGATGTCCAGCATCCATTAGCAAAATTACCAGAAACTACTCCAATATCTGATATTGTATAATAATTTGAATTTGTTTGGGTGATGTCTTCTGGTCCTTCATTAAAAGCATCTCCAAAATTCCAATGGTATGAACTAATAGGAAATGTATGAGCTTCTGAAGCATCTTTAAAAGAAACATTAAAATATGGAGCATATCCAGATATGAATGGATAAAGTACATTGTCTATATTGATTACTCCATTGTGGCCTATAACAGGATCATCAAGATCAGCACTAACTGGGATATTAATATTAGTACTATAGTCCGGTTTGACTGTTTGCCCACCAACAGCATAAAAATTAGCAAATGGTTCAAATTCAGATATTTTCACTTCTTGAAAAAATACTCTATCGGATGAGGTATTGGTTACATGAGAATTCACAAACATAGATATACCATAATCACCATATCTAAATTTTATAGTACTCAATACAGGAAACAATCCTTGATCATCTTTCTTTACGAATAGATTTGTTGATGTTAACAGAGGCATATTATATCCACTACTGGGCCAACCTAATCGTGTATTGTTAGTTGTAATATTAAGCATCCAACTAGACATAGGCCAAGTTCTGGCAATAGATCTATCTTGAATTTGTGCGCTTATTGGATCTACTCCATAAGTTATGTCATATCTCATCGCATCTGGTGCGTTAGATTCTTTTTTTACATATTCAGATTTATCGAATCTATCGCCACCAAAAGAAGATGCACAAAAATTTAATTTTCTATAATTAGCATCATCCATCATATCTACATAAAATTTAGGCTCTGGCCATCTTTCAAATACGGTTATATATGCATTATCTGTAGCATTTATTACTGTTCCCCCATTATTATAATCATATAGATCTACTACTTGTATACACGCACTTGGTTGATATACTCCCAACGGTAGTGGCTTTGAAGGACTATTTGATGCGTTTATATCTCTACCAGAAGGTAAATGAGTTAATCCATTTACGGTAGGATTTTGGTATGTATAATTTAAATATGTAGTTTGATCATATATATTATCTATTACATATGAAAGATTCTTAGTATCGGTAATAATAGGTATATTATTTAAATCATCATAATATGGAGAAGTAAAATCATTTGTGGATAAACTAAATGATGTAATTAAGTACGATCCCATATTGGAAGAAATAAAATATGTTACGTTAAAATCATCATACCCACATATATTATTATATGTTGCTGACATAGAAACAGGCAAAGTATTTTTCCAAGGATAACAATATGCTGGAGTATCTTGATAACCGGGATTTGATTGATATCCACTTACAGTTAATGATATACTAGGATTAGTAACTTCAGGATGAATCATATCAGTATTAAGTGGAGTAGAATCTATCGAGGCAGCTAAAAGATTTCCGGTGAAGTCAGAATACATATATACATCTTTCGCTATCATGTTTTTGAATTCATAATATTTAATACTCTTTGTATATTGTTTTAGGCCATCTTGTATATCTTGTGAAAGACTTGGATTTATATATACGCCAGCATCATCAGTAGCCGCTACTGCTTTTGAATAAAAGGGATGAACTGGTATACCACTCAGATTTCCATTAATCATATACAATCTGCCGCTTATATTGGGATAAGAATAGGTATAATCCGCAAAAGTTTTTGCCCATTTTCGTATTTTCTGTTTTACAATAGGAAGCCAAATATCCTGCCTAGTTTCGTAAAATTTATCTAAGCCTATCCCACCACCAGAAATTGCGTATGTATCAGAAACATCCATTCTAATTCCATGTTTGTGGGCAGTTCCATCTAAAGTATTATTATTATATACATTAAAGAATCTACAACTGGTATATTTAGTAGAACTATTAGTTATTTGTTGTCGTAGCATTTTTGATTCTATCATCGATTTCCATGCGACTTTTGCGGTTTGATTATAAAATAACTCACTGGGAGATAACCATGCTGCTGACTCTGTATTATTTAGTGTATTTTGATTTAATATCGTCTGCGTGTAATTAGATGGATCTAATGTTTTAACCTCATAGTTACGAGTTAGAAACCATTCTATTTCTTTTGTATTGGTGATAGAACTCGGCCAGCTATCCAGAAGCACCGCAGGGTATCTAGAATATCCACCATATGGATATACATATAGTTCGTTAGGATCACCATCTCGTCTATTGCATGCTGTTCTATATGTCTTGATCTTACTGCTATTGTTTACCACCCAAGTATTATTTTCGCTATCATATCCAGCAGTACACCTACTTTTTTCTACCACAGGACTTAATCCAGTTTTCCACTTTACTGACCAATTTATACTGCAATCTCCAGATAAAGATGCATCGCTTGGAATATGCACACCAAATTCTCCACCTTGAGTCCAGATAGTAAAATAATCCTTCATTTTGGTTTCGTTCTTGGTTGAATTTATTATAGAATTTGGATATTGTGTATATAAATCAATTCCTATGCGGCCCCCTCTAGCAACGGTATTAGCGGTTGCCAAATCAAAATAAAACCATTGTGCATTTAAATCTACTAAGGCTACATAAGATTCTTGTGTTGGACCCGCATCTCCTTCACCCACACAAGGTGCTAATACCTTCTGAATGCCTTTGCCGTTAGGACAACTAGCTGATGCATATCCACCAATCCAGTCAGATCCATAGATTATTTTATTTGTAGACGTATTATAAATAGCAGGTTTTCCCTTACATCTCCAATCTGCTATAAACATACGATTATTATATCCATTTAATGGTACAACACCATAAGCCATTCTTCTACCTACTAAATCTATTTTTCTGGTTACAGAGTTATCATTTATGTTTAATACAAACATGGTAGGATTATTATTACCACTTTCTCCACCACCCGTATCTCCGGGACAAGCATAGCAATTTCCTGTCTTTGGATGTATACCAATTCCAAATCCTCTACCTCTAACATTTGTAATTGTTCCGCGCAAAGGCCACGATTTTACGGTGTAACCATCTTTTAACTTATGTTGAAATACTGTACTAGTTTTACGATCAGATACCCAAGCATATCCACCAGCACCTCGTGGACCTTGGTGTGTTGGATCTAAAAATAGACGATTTATGTCAACCGCTGTTCGAGATATTCCATCATTATCACCCATGGTAGTTGTCTTCTCAACTGTCCACCAGATTTCATCTCCTTCATAGTGGAGATAATTGTGTCGTACTTGACTCTTAGTTGAATGACATATGAAGGTTTTGTTAGCTTCGTCTGGAGTTAAAAGATATGGGGCAATCTCTCCTGCTCCTATGGTATATGGTTTTATTAAATAGTATATTACTCTTCTAGAAAAACCTATATCATTTATTAATGTACGATTTATTGGATTTCCTACTAGTTCATGAAAATAACCTATATCTCGTTTGGTTGGATTTACTACTTCCAAGGTATCAAAATCGTCTATAAATGTCAATTCACTTGTTATATATGTATTTTTTGTAGTTATTTTTTTCCCACTATATGAATATGTTTCTATCGTAACACCGGGCTGAACCACACCACCACTAAACTTCTGTATGGCTGTATATATTTTTTTTGTTCCTGTAGTTGTTTCTGTGATTGAACTGGGATCTACAGATTCCATATACCCACCAATAAATCGATAGATCTCAACTTTATCATATCTTCCGTTGATTACTGATGGTAATGTCCAAGCTAAAGAAATCTTATGACTGTTTTGAAACTCCATGATTGGAGTACAGCTAGTAAATTGTGCGTGTGTCGTATTTGTCATGTAAATATTTAATGTAAATCGTGGGTTATCAAGCTTCTGGAACTATTGTTTTTGCGTTTACTATACTATAATATTCTCCATTATCCCGAATATTTATAGTTGTAACATACATACCAGTATACTGAGTTCCATATCCAATATAGCTAATATTATATGTTTTTGTCATATAATCATATGTAAAGACTGGATTATCATAACTAGTTAATGTGAATGATGTCATATTTGTATCCGATGAAGATAAATTATACAAATAGCTCATTTGGCTAGTTTCTAAATCCAATGATCTTAGTATAGGACGAATCTGAGATTGGCATGATAATAAAGTACATATCGTTACCTTTTTAGTATCCTCAAAAAACCAAGTACCACCGAACTTCGAATCTTCTGTAATTATATAATTTGTTTCATCTGAATTACTTGATATTATTCCAGTATTATAATCATAATTCAAATGAAAGAATACTAATAAAGAACTAGTATACATCATCAACATATCCGCCCAAATATCAATATCTAGTATAGATGAATTATCTTTATCAAATATGCTAATATCTATACCAGAAGGAACAGTATTCAATACATATGCTAATGAAGTGGTTATAGGTTGAATTAGATTTCTGGCATTTCTTGTCCACACAGATCCAGCAATAGTATGCTTTTTATCATATATTGAAGTAGCATCATATATAGTTTTTAACAAAGCATATTGATTTCCAAAGATATCCGTCTTCCATTGATATACTGTTTTGTTTATTTCTGTTTTTTCATACCAACCAGCTATATCATATTGCTTTCTCCAGTTGGGTGGCCAATCTATGGGATTTTCCCACTGGGTATCTAACTCACCAAACCAAGGATCAAATGAATCTATTCCCTGTCTAAATAATCCATTATCATTATACGAGGTACATTCATACTTTGTCTGATAGGGCATAAATTCTTGACATTCTTTAGCTCTTATAACAAGTCCAGCCTTTTCTCCTTCAACTATAGTAGCTTTCATCCAACTTGAATCTACTGATATAGCAGATACTGGTGCATTTTGATCTGTATTAGATAAACCTCTATCAGAATCAAATAATGTAATATCTCGGTAAATGGCACTAATTCCTCTTTTAGTAGGATCGTTATTAATTTTCTTTGTATTTAATATGTTATTTACGTTTTTAGATATGGCAACACTAGTTCCTAACAAATGTGGAATCTGATAGCCACCACTATCCTTTACGGAATATAGATCAGAAACTGAAGGAGCTGATGCATATGTTGGATAATGTCTATTGGATAGATGTGCATATGGCGCGTCTGGTATTACTAGAATTTCACTTTCAATAGGAACCCATACTCCTCCTGTTGGTGGTAACCCTAAACTGGAATTTGATATTTCTTGAGTCCACGTAAATCCATTTCTAGCGAAATAATTTACATGTAGGGGAGAGTTTAATGCAATATCAAATACTAAATCGGATTCTATATTTGTCGCAGAAACAATAATATCATTTATATTATTATATAATACAGCAGATAAGTTAGAAACTCCATTAGTATCAAACATCACCTTGCACCATTTTTTATCTTCTTTCGCAACAGTAAGATTCAATGGTTGGTTCCATACTATATATCCTATATCTCGTCTAACATATTCAATATATGAATTATCACTAAATTTTATATTAGAAAATGGAGGCTGTGTTATGAAATTATACTCATCTACGAGAACTGGAGAACCTGACCATATATCTATTCCTTTACGTTTAGTATAATCATCATCCTTATCTGATCCAATTGCCCAGAAGGGTCTTGAATTAGTCAAAGCAACATTCAATATAAAATTTATAGATTGATTTGTATATGTATAGTAATCCATTACTGGTTTAGCTGAACATGAATTTAGTACCATAGAGGATGCACCAGTAAGAACCGTTGTAAATGTTAGTGAATTTACATCTCCATTCAATTGAGCACCTATGGTTGGTGTATCATAATTAGGTATGGTTATAGGTGTTGTGTTTATCACCATTCTTTGTGTAGTTAGAGTAAATGCATACGTTTCTGGATGTGTATATTCTAAAATATCTCCGGGATTTATACTCATATCAGTAGATATTCCAGCATCCATCCATCTATTTTCTATTTTATCAAAATACATTTTAACCCATTTAGTATTGTTGTTGGTATTTTGATATTTTGTTATTAAATATGGAACATTAGAATTGGGCATATCTCTGTGCATATCCGAACGATAATATAGATACATTACATTTGCGCTAAGAGTAAATGGAGTTCCTGAATAATTAACCCAGTTACCAGAACCCCAACCAACATCTGGCTCTATTTTATTATCTCCACTTAATTTAAACCATCCAAAGCTATTACTTAATTTATAAGTCTTCTCATCTATTCCTGTCCATGTATTAAAATCAAACGCAGACACAGGATTTTTAATAGATATGATAAAATCTGACATGCCATCATATTCATCAAAATTATTTCCTGGATGTCCTAATGGAGAATATAAAATAGATCGACAAGAACATTCTTCCCATTGATTATAGTTTATATTTTTTTCTTGTGTTGGTCTTTCTTTATATAATGAAAATTGTGTCTGTTTTAAATACCAACAATCTTTTTGGTGTCTAGTATTAGGAAATACTAAATCAGCTAGTTTATTTCCATCTGTCCAGACAAATGAGCCATATGAACCTCCTAATACTTGCATAGTAAGATTAGGTTGATAGCATCCTGATACCATACCCGCTATCGTTATAGCTGATGGAGTTGGTAGTATAGTTCCAGATAACCACGCACCTTCTAGATAGGTTGTAGCGTTTGGGGATTTCTTTTTGAATATTTTATCTGAGGTTTCTGGTACTATACCAGCTACAGAACCAACTCCATATAATGCGGTTAACGAAATTGAATTGCATTGATTAGATGAAACTACCATTGTGATATTAGAATCATATCTCTCAAATGGCCAATATAAATTATTAATACCAACAGCAATAGGTAAATCAGTTTTAGCCATCTTATATAACCATGCATACTGCTGTTCACCAGTATATACATAATCTTCCGCACTATCTTTAAAAGATGGTCGTGTAATTATATAATCTGCTTCGCTGAACTTCTCTGCCGCTTTAGCCCCAGCTTCTATAAGTGTAGCATCATTAATATATATGGGCTGAAATGAACTAACAGAAGATAATCCAGAATTCCAATATTCATTATAAACCGCATTCTGTGTTGGTTTATCAAGATAATAAAAGGTTTGATTTAAATTATTAAACGATCTTCCTGTCCATGCTAAATCTTCCCCACTTACCCCATATCCGGGAAAGGGAAATGCAAATACATTTCTTCCTTTATTTAATCTAGCAGACATTGATGGAGTAGAGGTTTCTTTATCAATTAATCTTAACCATGCTCCAGATATAGAATCTCCTCGATTTACATATACAATATCCGAAGCGGTTATAGTTAATCCTGCTGTTGCATTATTATCTATTAAATTTGTATCGATGAGTTTTAACGGATCATATTTTATAGATGTATCATTTTCAAATAGATTTTCCCCAGTTAGCCAATAAAACCAATTATTACCATTTACTAAGTTATACGATACGCTACTAGTCCAAGGAATCCAATATCCACCAGATAATATATACTGTTGTTCTCCTATATATTTATTGGTTAACTTTATTCTATTATAATCATTCAATACATCACTATCATATAATTCAACCGCAGATAATGGAATACCTGCTTTGTATTGATTTATCACATTATCTACAGACCACAATAAAGGATTATTGGCACATAACTGACTTACTCCAGTTGAGTATAACCATTCATAGTCGCTTGGAGCTATGTTAAGATTATCCAAGAAGGCTGTTGCATCGTTATTGAAGGTAAAATATGCAGATGCTGGTAATGTGGGGTCTCTATCGAAATATGATGCATTATCATATAATTCTTCTATAGTAATCTGAAAACCTGCTCTTACTGCTGATAAATCTGGCATAGCATTAAGAACTGAAACATCTGTCACATTTGTTATATATTCATTTCCGGGAAATTGACGTTTTGTAAATGCCTTCAGCAAATACTCATAAAAAATTCGTTCTATAGCCGTATATGTTCCCGTCATGTTATATTTTAACTTGGCTCGACGAACGGCCTCTCTTTTATTAATAAGATATATGGCGATTTCTTTTAGTTTAGACGCATAAAATGGTATGACTTGTTCTACTTCTTTGGGATCTTCGAAGTTTATATCCGAAGCCCATATAGCATCAGCCTCTGACTTGAATGCAACTGTAAGCTGTTTTAGAAGATTTATATAATCCTCTTTAACTGATTCCTTAGTTGGAATTTCTTGATTTTTGTTTGTATACCAGTCTTTGACATAATTTTCATACTGTATCTTTTCTTTTCCGGGTATAACACTAATGTTTCTTTCTATCCAATTAATAAAAGTATATGGATTATTTTGATCATTGACCAAACCAGTATCCGATGCTATGTTTTGCGTTTTGGTATATTTAATAAGTTTGTTTGCCATATAAGTACTTATTCTTCCCCTATAAGTCCTAGACCTGTATGTAATACATAATTTATGATTTTTTCTAAGGTTTCTCCACTACCATACCAATCGTTGATAGAAGATGCAGTTTCGTTTAATGTAGTATATTCATCGTCCCAGTTAATTGTGCCAGCTATCTGTTTATTACAATAGGAAGTAATATAACTATGAAAACAAAAATAAGAAATTATTTGTTCGAAATCAGATATATTAGCAGAAACGCCTAAATTAAAAATTGGTGGTAGTAATACATTATAATAACTAGACAATGGGTATGATGTTACACAAACTATATTAGTGGGTATTAAATCACAAATATCACTAGTTATATTAAATGTTGGCAATATAGTAGAGGGTGGAAGTGTAATGGTTATATTTAATCCGCTTCCAGTCGCCGCTAAACAATTTGGTCGCGTATCACTTATAGAAGATGGAGGATATGTAAATTGCCCATTACAACTCAAATCTGTAAATATTACAGCATGTTCATATCCCCAATGTCCTTGTGAACGAACCATTTTTCTATTTGGTGTACCGCTTAATGGTATGACATATCCATAATGAGTCGTACAATCTGCTGGAGGAGTGGGTGAAGGAATAGGTTCTGTATAATGAGTAGCCATTCCAGTGGGTACAACTTCTACAAAGAAATTATAAGAAGTCCAGCCCGGTGTTTTAGGTGGTGTAATAATAGTTATGGTTTGGCCACCCACTAATCCACTTGCTATTTGACCATTAAATGTTGTACAATAATTACCAAAGGAAGCTGAAGGTATTGGTGGAAAACCACCAACAGCATAAACATCATACGTTAGCATACTCGGTACCGCACTACACATCGATGGTGGTGTTATTAATTGATATTTATTATTAGTATTTGATCTATCTTCAACTATAAATGGAGTAAATGCTGTTACTACATATGTCAGAGGATTGAATAATTGACCTTTATTTCCGGGATGATAATGTCCACATATATCACATATATAGTCTGTTGGAACTTCTATATTAGATGATATATATGTTGTATATGTATTAGTTATATTCCTACTACATTTGCAACGTGATCCCCATAGTTGCTGCTGATTTACAGATGCAACATCCATAATTCTTTTCAACTCTGGTGGAAAATTAACACCATATGAATCTATAGGAACATCAGTAAACTGTGCTAAATTATATAATTGATCTACATTGCATGTATTTATATCAGAATGATTTCCAACAAAATTAGATATTTTCTCATAAGATTCTCTACCAAATCCAGTTCCATCACTTGAAGAAGCATCTCCCCAAACAGCTTTCATATAACCATCCCAAAGAGTTGGATTATCTGCGATATGAGGAGAACGCGCAAATGATTTTACTACATTAGACGCATCCCAACTTTCGTTAAATCTTCTGAATGTTAATCCAGAAAAATCGGATATATCAAATTGATTACTAATACCAGTCAAATATGTAGGTTTTACAAATTGATCAGAATATAAATCAGTTGATATATATTTTCTAATCCACCTGTTACCACACCAATCTCCAAAGGCTCTAGCTGATTTATTTCCTTCTGCTGCTACAGAATATATAAATCCAGTATCATTATACCATTCTAAATTATTATCGGGTGTTACTTTTATCGCTAATTCAATAGTTTCATTAACTAACTTATAAATGCAATTATCTATAGAATTAATAATATATACGTTATCATACACATCACAACACACTCCACCTAATGCATGATCTTTAAAAATATCTTCATTATCGAGAGGAAAATCTTCCGGTGATACATTTTCACCAACCGACCAATCAGAAATAGAAACTGGAGAAACTCTAGTTAGTATATTTCCTCTGTTGGTGAAATATAAATTATCTTCACTATCCATCGTTAAATAAACTGGATTTAAAGTTTCTATGGCTGATAATAAATTATAAGTAGTTCCGCTATATTTATTAACTGAAGACATTCCATATGGTGGCCCGGAGTGATGATTCAGTGATACCCACACATCATTATCTTTAGTAATATGAATATCCATAGGATTAGAACACGTAGGCAAAGTAATAGTAGTAATTAGTATTCCAGTACTACTATATTTGGTTAAGTTTGAACATATGGTATTACTATACGTAACCCAAATATTATTATTCATATCAGTTTCGGCTAATATAGGCTTAAATAGAGGATCAATAGAAGATAGTGCTGCAAATGGATTTCCAGCCGTAATAACATTCATAATAGTTCCATTAGTTCCATTTATATGAACTACTGAAGCTGTATCGAAAAACGTAACCCATACATTGTTTAAAGAGTCAATTGATATACCCGCTGGTGTTCCTCCTTGATCAAAGGATATTGTAGATAATATAACTCCTTCGGTACTAAACTTATATACTTTATCAGATTCAATATCAGCACACCAAACTTGTTTCAATTCATCTATAGCTATTCCATATATACCATTAAACCCAGTAACTCCCATACTGTTAGTAAGAGCAGAAACCTGAAGATATGTAACATCATATACAGTTTCTTTTAAATTTGTTAAGTATGATATTTCCTCTGATATCATATCCTCATTGATACATGGAGCATATATTCGATTCAAACTATTATTTTCTGGATTAGATATCCATAAATAAGGAATCTGTATTGGAATTTCTTTATAATAAGAGGACACACTAGCAAGTATCGTACATTCATTTGCCGTATTATTTGATTGTACTTCTCCAAGCAAATAACCACCAACATTAAAATTTTGATAATCAATAGCTGATAAGAACGCACTACTATTATCTGGTGTCCATGTCAACTCTGATGAAAGTATAGCTGACATACTTCTAATAACAGAACCACCAGAAACTCCATATATATTTGAATATGGAACATCTTTCATAACAGCAGAAGATGAATCTGCCTCTGTTGTGCCTATAACTGAAACTACATATGGTATCTGAGTATCTTTCCAATAAAAGCCAAGCATTGGATTTATACCATCTCTAGTTATACTTAAACTTGATGGAGTTAACTGGTTTATTAAGTATGACACAGCCGCGATTACTTTAGAATTCGTATAACTGGAAACTCTTTGTGATATAGTATTGTCATCCAAATATGCAGGATATTGTGAAAAATCTGCAACTGCCCATATTAATATAGTTCCACACAACTCAGATGGCATATCATCTATATAATAAAATTCAGCAGTTGATGAATATCCAGTAGCTCCATTAACGGTAGTTGATGTTGCGTTGGTTAGCGTTATGCTATTTATTATATTTCCACTTAGATCAGTAAATCTCCACTGTGGATTTAAATGCGACCATTTGTTCTGTGGTGTCTGCCAAGGCATCGATCTTGATCCTTGAGAATATAAATCTATACGATGATCGTTATTGTCTTCGGAATAAAGGCTAAGTTTAAATGTTCCAGACTTACATCCTTGATAAGCAAAAGGAGGAGCTGTCATCCAGAGATAAACCGGAAAATTAACGGCACTTTGAAGTATGTATTCTGTACTCATTTTAATATTCTATGTTCTCGTATATCTTTGTCGTTGTGGTTACCACAATTTTATTTTGAAAATATTCTTTGTTATTCAAAAATAGATACTTAAAATATGCATAACTGGTATTCTTGGTTACTAGTTTTTTATCTGAAGGATATATGGGATTCCATGATATCATAGATAGACCAGAATACTGAATTGCATTATTATCCTTTCTTCGTGTATAAAATGCTTTTACACCAGCCACTGATAATATACCAGAGGTTAGTGCGCTTATATCAAAAATCTGTCCAAGCGTAACGTTACTACGATCAAAATAATTTGAAAATACTGTGCTTATATCTGATATTATAGAATTATTATCCCGTTTGGAATTTTGGTCCTTTACTATTAATAATTCTGTATTATCAATATCGTCTAATGTTACAGTAGTCGATCCATCTGCGGGTATACATAAATCAGTTGCTATATATACTGGATCTAATATGACTACTTCAGATGTTAGTGTTTTTACACTTTTCAGAGAATTCATTATTAGTTCTTTCTGGGCAGGTGAAAGAACTGATGTTGGGTTCTTAGTATTAGCTACGGTTTTTGGAACTGCAATTACGTAGATGTTATTAAAATTACAGGCATCCGCAAAGTTTACTTGATTGTATAATATATTTGAGACGTTATTTGGATCTCGTAGACCAATATCTTCATAATAATATTTCATTTGTTCGCTCATATACGTCCAGTTGTTTACAACCTTAGTATCATGAATCAAATTAGCAAAATTGCTGTTTATGTAGTTAGTATAATCTGATTCAGTCACTACTCTATATTGAGAACGAAATACCCCAGGAGCATTTTTTCTAATAGAATCTGTATCTTCTTCTGCCTGATAATATGTTGAATCATTGGTATTTGTTATATTAAAATTATTAGCAATTGTTGATGTAATATAAGTGTATTTATTACCCTCTCTAACATTCAAATCAGTCAAAATTTGATTAAATATACTACTTGCTAAAGTTCTGAGAGGCTGATTAACTAATCCACCTGCACCTATTTCACCATTGCTTCCTAATGTCTCAATATAATATATAGCAACATTATCATTCGCCTTTAGTTGTTTGCCGTTTATATCGTTTCCAAATTTAAGTTCATATTTCTTATTTTCGTTTATCCTAACCTCATATGCTCTACTAGCTCCATTCTCAAGATATAATGTAGGAACCCTATTCCATTTATACCACTGCCCATCTGCTAATTCCTTAACATATACATCTATATTAAAATGATCAATTAATACACCATCTCCGGGAGAAAAGAATACAACTTCATTAGTATTTCCAACTGCTTGATATATTGGATATTCGTTAAATGCTCCTTGATATAAAAGTTTCTGTGAAACTACTGAATCAAAAGATTCTGCTAAATTAGTCTGTTTTGATATTACAATATCTTCATTTATGGTATATTTTATATTTCCATTAGTAACATAAGAATATCTAGGTATAGTATACAATCCTATTGGAATATTATCAGTACCAGACAAACCAAATGTCGTAGAAGGTGTTTGTTTTCCGATTGGATTATAATCTAATAATTTGACAATACGATTCATATTCTCATATATCTGAGATTCAGCAAACATAGATTCTGTAGAAGTTCTGTTGAGATAATACATTAGAATATGAAAAGTATATGCAATAATTTCGTTTATAGTAGAAATGTAGCTTCCTTCATAATTCTGGTCCGTAAAAACTTTATTATCATTCAATCGGTCTTTTATAAATTGTTTTAGCGTAAGTGCATCGAAACTTAAATATCCGTCTCTTGGTATAGTGAAGTTTGTTGTGTTATCAGCCATATATTACACCGTAAATCCTTGTCTATTTAATAATCCTTTCAGATTAAGCTTTTCGCCTTTCTTTAGAAACGGAACTTCTAAGATTAAAGTTATTTCATATTCGTTTCTATCTTCATACCCATCAATATTAATATTTACTATCTTTACCCTTGGTTCCCACTTTTCTATTGATTTTGATATCGTTCTGCCGATAAATCTAGCATTTGAGTCTGTTACCGTTTCAAAGATAAATTGACGCAGATCACACCCATAATCTGGCAATAATATACGTTCTCCGGGAAGTGTATTGAATAGATTAACTATAGAATTCTTGATAGCATTAAGATCATATGCCACTTTCATATCCTTTCCACTTCCTGAAATATATCTATTTCCTATTACAGATTCAAAGGGTTCTTGGGTAAAATCTAAGAACAAATCAGTATACGTATAGCTCTTTTGACTATAATTCGTATTTTTTAGGTTATTAAAATTGATTGATGCCATATTTTTATCCCTCTCTAACATAAATATTTATACGAAATGGATAATATTAAAGGAGTTGTGATGAATAAATTTAAAGGCAAATTCGAACAGATTCATGAAGAAACGTTATATCGCTACCAGCAAGGTGGCTTTTTGCGTGGAGATTATGCTAAAATCAAGAAGGATGCACTTAAGTCAGAAAAGATAGAATCTCTTTCTGACCAAATGAAAGCTATCCTACAAGATGCTATAAAGAATGAAACAGTACTACGTGTCAGTTATATCAAATCTGGTAAGTCCGAAGCCTATAGTGGCCCCGTAGATGCCGCTAATATCCCCCACTGCGACCTTTGGGCCGATTGTTATGTAGAACACGCCCCCGGCATGTGGCACAGCGTAATGACCATTCCCCTGTCTATTCTTGAAAAGATAGAAGTAGAAGGTGCCGAAGGATATGCCCCATATAATAAGAATCTGGTTCGCCCCAATACAGATGAACCTGATGGCGAGAGAAAGGAACTCGACAAGCAAACTATGGGTAAAGATGAAAGTAGGAATCTTGGTAAGAAGAATACTAAGTTAGCTAATACCAAAGAACCTAAAGATGGTCGTAGTCAGGCCAAGTTAAAGGAAAATGTTGGATTTCATGAAGAAAATGATCTGATGTTTGAGACTTATAGACATAGTTACTCAGATGGAAGAAATTTCATCATTTTGAGTAACTATCTTACCTAATTCAACAATTTATTCAATTGAATGAAACAACAGAATGCATTAATTTCAAAATCCATTACGAACTGATGTTTGTACATAGCATCTCCAATTAATACCAGAGATTGTGCTTTGTTTGCATCTTTAATATCAGACGCATATATTTCCTCAAACAATCCCTTCAACAATACCAAGTAATCTGAATTGAATTCGGTTTCGTTCTGGATTATGTATTCTCGTATAACTGATATATTCTTCTCTGATGATATCTTCTTAAACACTTCCTTGGCGAATAGACTAGTACCCTTATCCTTAGTTATAGTCAGTACCCCATCTTTGGTATACTTTTGCAATAGCCCTATGGTCTTCCTAATGTCAGGATAGTTTGATATTACCAATTCCTTCAATAGTGGCTTCTGTTCATCACTAACGCTTATATTTTCATTGGTTATAATGTATGCTATACGTGCCATCACCTCTTTAATAGGCGGCATGATTTCAAATGGAATTGTACGAGATCGTAATGGTACTATAATTTTATTTTTATAGTTTGCGGTCATGATGAAACGGAGATTATCACTATATTCTTCCATTACATTACGCAGTGCTCTCATCGCTTCTACGGTTTGGCCGTCAATTTCGTCCAAAATTATTATTTTGAGCTTTCCATCAATAGATTTAGTCTGAGCAAATGGAACAATCTTATCTCTGATACTATCAATTCCGCGCTCGTCACTGGCATTGATATATCTATAGACTGCATCTAATTCTTTGACTAATATTTTTGCTAAAGTAGTGTTATGATGTATAATTCCATTCGGAGTTACGTATAGATGTGGCGCATCTATAGAAATATCATATACATCATCATATTTTATAAAACATCTATTTGTTATGTTTATATATCCATCGATAGTTAATATATTTTGTGCGTATTTGACTTGCGTCGGAACATCATCTGATATAATAATATGCTTATCAGAACACATAAAAGATATACCATTTTCTAAGGTAATTTGATAAATTGCATTATTGTGTTTTTTTACATATCCTATTATTGGGGTTAGTTGGTTTTCTGGTGTTTTTATATAAATTTGATCTGCTACTGTCTGAAGCTCTTCATATTTATTGTTATCTACCTCTAGACATTTAAATAGATCTTTGATTTTTATTGCTACTTTATTCATTTAAAAATTTTATACACCTTTCTATTGTTTCGTTTTTGTTTTGTTTAAAATCATTTTCCCATATAATCAGATATCCAAAT